CACGCCCGAGGGTCAAGTTTTCTTTGACCAGATAATGAACGACCACATGCCAGACATCTTGGTCATTGACTCGCTGCAGAAGGTCAGCTCCAAAGAACTAACGGACGAGCAAGCAGTCAAGAACCTTATCCACTACCTGGCTATGGTGCGGGCCAAGTACTCGTGTGCCATGCTGATGATTCACCACAACCGCAAGAAACCTAACGACGGGCAGAAGAAAGGTGTGGAACTGTCGGATGTGTATGGCTCGACGTACATCACCACAGACGTAGACTTTGTGCTGTCGCTCAAGACCGTGGATGGGGACCTGCTGCAAGTCGACACGCTGAAGAACAGGTTGGGGGCCACGTTCGAGCCATTCAACATTACCCGCAACCCAGACGACCTAAGCTTTACCACAGACCTGGGCAACATCTTTAACCAGTTCGCAAAGGACAATGACATTGAAATTTGATGACATCAATGCGGAAAGCTTAGCCGTGCTAGATAAGTTAGGTAACCCTAACTTAGTTATTGCTGTCGATACCGAAGCTACCGGGCTCAGTGTGGCCAGCGGCGAAGACAAATGTATCGGTGTCAGCATCGCAGCCGTCGTAGACGGCACAGCGTATAGTCATTACTTTCCTTTCAACCACCCGACAGGTGACAATTGCAGTGCAGAAGTTCTCAGCCTGCTCAAGCAGACACTAGAGGGAGACAATACCTTAGTATTCGTCAACGCCCAATTCGACATCCTGTCGCTCGAAACAATCGGCATCTACACGGAACACACCGACATCATTGACGTGTCGGCTATGGCCCACTTGATTAACGAGAACAAACCATACAACAAGGGCTTAGATTCGCTGGCACAGTATTACCTCAAGGTAGATGGCAAGGTCAAAGACCCAGAAATTGATAAAGAAAAGAAAACAGGCTGGCAGAACACGACTTGGCAGCAGATGTGGGATTACGCAGTACTTGATGCGGTACTGACGTGGAGGTTGTGGGACCTATTGCGCAACACGCAACAGTGGCGTGAGGTCGAGGATGTTGTGTGGCCCCACAAGCAGGACCTGATTCGTGTGTTGCTGTCGATGAAGCGACACGGGGTACGTATTGATGTGCAGCTTGCTCAGCAGTATGTGCAGCGTGGTGAGGACCGCATGGTTCAGATAGAAAAAGAGTTGGGGATAAATCCTGCAAGCCCGAAGCAGATGAAAAAACTTTTGATTGATGACCTTGGGTTGCCGGTAGTGAAGCAGAGTGCGAAGACTGGTGCTCCAAGTTTCGACAAAGAGGCTATGTTAGCGTACGATTTGATGCTAGAAAAGCTCGAAAACCCCGTTGCGAAGCTCATTAAGGAGTTTCGGGGGTGGCAAAAAGCCGTCAGCGCCTCATACAGGCCCTATATTGACCTGGTTGATGTCGATGGTCGACTTAGGTGCAGTTATCGCCTCCACGGGACTGCTACGGGCCGACTTTCTTGCGCCGAACCCAATTTGCAGCAAATTCCGAAAAGTTCCGACAAAGAATGGAACGGTAAAGTTAAAGAATGCTTTATCCCGGAAGATGGCTACACACTTATCAATGCCGACTTCTCGCAGCTCGAATTACGTCTCGCAACCGCATACGCTGGGGAACAAGAACTCAAAGAGGTATTCAACGAGGGGCGTGACATCTTCACCGAGATGTCCAAACAGCTAGGCATGTCCCGTCACGACACCAAAACCCTCGTCTACTCCATGCAATACGGGGCAGGAGAGCAGCGTCTAATGAACGCCTTTGGTGTTGACAAGGCAACAGCCAAACAAATCAGACAAAACTACTTCGACACCTACCCCCACTTCCGCAGGCTAAACGAACGATGCACAGCCAAAGTAGAACAGACCGGCGAAATACGGATATGGTCTGGGCGTGTCCGACACTTCGAAAACCGCAACGAAGCATACAAAGCCATGAACAGCCTCATCCAAGGCGGAGGGGCAGACATCGTAGAACGCATCATGGTCAAATGTTTCAAAGAGCTAGAAGGACCGGAGTGTCGTATGTTGCTACAAGTCCACGACTCGATTACATTTGAGGTTAAGGAATCCGTAGTACCCCAATACATAGAAAAGATACGAACATTAATGGAAGACGTCAACGCCGTAACAGGTGAGGTTGACTTCGATGTTCGATTTGCTGTCGAGGTAGAAAACTGGGTTCCACAGGAGGACGGGAAATGATTATCTATGAATGCCCCCACTGCCAATACATGGATAGTGATGCGGAGCTTGCAGAAACACACTGCATAGATAGAGACCAAAACTTATGGTAATAAGCGTAGACCCCGGAGAAACCAGCGGCATGGCTTTCTGGGAAGATGACGGCACTTTTATTAGCCGCACTACGTATGACTTAGACGACATATTAAAATTTACCGCTACTACAAACCAGCCCATTAAAACAATCGTGTGTGAAGATTACCGGCTTCGACAAGGCAAACAAATGGTGCAAACAGGTAGCAGGTTTGTGGCGGTCCAAGTTATTGGAGCACTCAAGTCTATGGCCCAACGCATTGGGGCAACGTTTGTGCTGCAGCCAGCCACTGTGCTGACAGTAGCTGCCCTACATAGTGGCGTTAAGCGCCCAAGCAATCACGCCAAAAGCCATGATATAGATGCCTACAATCATGGCTACTATTACTTCGAGACTAAAGGTCTTCTTCAACCAAAACCCCTATGATAACATTGAATGTCCTCGCAGTTACCGTCCTAGCTGCGGGGACATTAAATTTTATTTAAATGGTCTTCAATTCTTTTTACAGCGTCTTTGATGCTTGACCCGCCATTAGTTTTAACCTCATGTTCGACACCCATTAAACGTGTCTCTATCTTATCCAAGCGGTCCGGCAGTTCAGCAATGATGTCGACAGTGTGAACAACCTTAGAGATAAATGGCCAAATCTTTATTAAAGCCGCAACAATTACGACAATAAGAAAAACGGTCCAAATAATTGGGCCGTAATCCATAAGAAATTGGGACGCTTGTTCGGGGGTCATTTTATCTACCTAAAAATGAATCTATAAAACTTTGGCTTTGTTTTTCACGAGAAGCAGCATTACGGGCCTCGATTTCTGCAAAATTAATGTAACTAGACCTACTATAGTTTCTCACACCCAAACCAGACAACCAGTTAAAAGCACTAATACGCTGGTCCATAAAAGTTTTACTGCCACTTTCCACCTGTCGTTGAGGCTCGAACCCACCTGTTACGCTTAGCCCGGTAATGTTTGACACATAGTTCACACCGGGAATAGATGAATCAATAAAGTCACTCATGTCCCGAATAGGTGCTTGGCTGCCCAACCTGGAGCCCGCCAAAACCTCAATAGGTACCCGAGCAAACGGGTTAATCATTTGCACGATACCTTCTGCTGGGTTTGTTAGCAGCTGGTTGTACACATCAATAGCCGCAAAACCGGGGTTTGCAGAAATGTATTTGTTGTTAATTTCAAACTGGGGGCCAATCATTTCCTCGGTAAGAAAACTGGGGAACATTTGGTCGTCAGGGAATGGGTAATACATAGAGTGGGGGTCGACACCCATAGCAATGGCAAGGTTAAAGCTAGCCTTGGGAATAGCTGTAATGGTGCGTCCGGGGTTCATAATGCTGGCTTCTACTAGGGCCACTGTTGCAGGCTTAAACCAAGAGTAGAACGGGAAAAGACGGCGGGGGAATTTAGTCTCAAACGCTGCCAAGTTAGCTGCGTTGGGGTGGTATTTGAGAGCGCTTTCAATTGCTAGGTCCCAAGCTTCGTCCAAAGTTTTAGGTTTCGCAACCTGACCTATACCTCGAACAATAGGTTTACCATCCGCCATTTGCATCATGGCCTGGATAGCGTGAGCGGCGCGAGCTTTGTGCTCCGTAAACTCGGATAAGCCCAGAGCCGCCTTTTCTACAACCCCGCCGCGTTTAGCTAAAGTAAGGGTAGCGATGTTTGCAGCTACGTCAACCCCCCGACTAAAACTACTGCGGGTAATTTCCTCATCAAAGAAGTCTTCAACAACACGGCCCACATCGAACAGGTTTTCTTCCATACGGCGAAACGCATCGTCAGCATCAATCTGAAACTTTTTACCTGAGTAAAGAATTTCACCGGTTTTAATAGCTTCCTCGCCATTAGCTCGCAAAGCGGCCCACATGTCGACATCTGTGTAGTTTTTACGCAAAGCCAAAAGACCCCAAGCCTTAGTCTCGGCAAGCATAAACTTCGAGACACCCAAAGCGGAAAACCTTAGGGACTGGCTGCCAAATTCGTTACGGATGTGGTGACCGGGGCGGATAACCGTTACAGCGTACTTCCAGGTGTTCAACAATTTATCCAAATACACGTTAGTAAACTCGCCCATAGGGCCCTTCAAACTGCGGCTAGTCCTGAATGCGATGTCGACAGCTTGCAGCATTTCTGCAATCTCAGGAGCAACATACATATTGCTTGGGATAACGTCGCCAAAATAAGATTTACCTTCCGACACAACTTTTACAAACCCTAGATTTTTAGCATCTGCCAAAGTTTCGGTACCCAGATTAATGTTCTTAGCGTAATCAAAAAGGTTATCGATGTACGAAACTTTAGTAGATAATTCAAACAAAGCAGTCTGCGTAGCCAACATAAAGTGTCGGGGGTTATCAATATCCCATGTACGCCACTGGTCCAAAGCAGCAATCATCTTCGCCATCTCATTAATCTCTTGCTTGCTGCCGCTCGGAAGCACTTTTCGAGCAGCATCCTGAATAGCAGGTTTTTTAGAATCTTTAATAGCCAAACCTTCATCAAAGAACGAACCGCTTTCAGGAAGCCTAGACAACTCGCCCGACTTACCTAAAACAGCATGTTTCATAAACACAGAATTGAGCTGCTCCAAACCAGCACCTGTGCGCAACAAAGAACTACCCGCGACAGCATTTAAAAACTCGCTCTTGTCAGCAGCTTCGCCAGTAACATCAAAGATTTTACCCACCTGAGTTTCGAGGTCAGCCCTAGCAGCAGCCAAAACAGTTCCCTCAGGAGCCGCAGTACGTTTCTGAATAAGACGCAAACCAGCCGTCAACACAGGTGTTTTACCGTCCACTAACCCCGCATAATCGGGGTTCTGAGCAATAGGTTTAATTTGCGTAGCAATCTCGTCTTTAAACTTACGCAACCTAAGACCCAAAGATTTAAACCCGATAGAAGCCGACAGGTGGTTCTTAACATCCATCTTGTACGTAGCACTAAACATTTGCCTGAAACGTTCGCGACCCAGCTGCACCATTGAGTAGCCGTCGGGATACTGGAACGGGTTAGCAATATTAAACGCATTCAATTCCTGAGCAACTGCAACATCCTCAGCGCTATAGTTACCAGGATTGTTTAAAACATCATCAGCAGCGGCAGCCGCATCAACTTCAATCTGGTCATACACCTGCTTATCCTGCTTAGCTTTTTGAGAACGAGCCTTCTCAGCATCCTGCTTAACACCAGCAGCCGTAGCCGACGCAATCTTCTCACCGGACTTAGCCGCCTGCTTAACCGTCGTAGGAACAGAAGCCTCGACAATACCCTTTAAATACACTGACGCAGCCTCGGTACCATCAATCGCACTAATGTAATCGTCAACAACATCGTTAGTACGATTCACCGCACGCAAGGCCCCTGCCGAAGTAACAGGGTTAGACATCAAATTAACAAGGTTACGAGAAATCTCCGGCAACACAGTATTAATTTCAGTCAATGTGCGAGCCACATACTGGTTAGTACGCACAGTAATAACATCATCAATGTAAGGCCTAGCCGCCAACAAAGCATCCGCAATACGCTCCGCAGCAGCAGCACTACTCCACTGGTAATAGTAACCAACCGTCTTACCGTTCTGAATATTAGCAACTGTCGTAACCCCAGGAATCTCAGCAGGCTTTTCAGACCCACGAGAATGCCCAAACGTAGCCTTCTTATCGGGACCGGCAAGCCAGTTATCGATAGGCCTAGTGCCTGCACGAGTAGTGCCTGACTTTAACACATCCAAAATTTGTTCCCGAGTACCGCCCTCACGCATCACAATCAAAGCATCCGCAAGGCTAGTCCTCGACATGCCTGTACCGGCGTGAAAGAAAAGCAACTTAAGCCAGCGACCATGCATCGCCCTGTCGATAGCTGGAAGACGGGTAGCCTCCAAACCAACATCCAACAAACGGTACATGTCAGTAAACCGCAAATGCTCAATAGTGCGAACAACACCAGGAGCCTTCAAATCCAACGTGATAGGGATACCCTTAGCGGCAAGAAAATCCTCACCAGCCTTAGCATTCGTGAGAACAAAACGTTCAATCTGTTCCGTAATATCAAAACCTGCGTAAGCCTGATAATTCTTTTTATTAATGTACTTAGGCAACCCAGCATAAATAACGTTACCCAACTCGTCACGTTGAATTACACCCTGCAAAGCCATCGGACCGCGAGCACCAGAACGCTCCGGAAAACCGCCAAAAATAGACCTAGCCCGCTTTGACAAGCTAGTCCAGTAATCGTTCTGAACATACGTGCCGTACAAGTTTTTAACCCTAGCGTCCCCAGCGCCATAGCGTGAGTCAGTTAACAACAACTCACCCTCATACTTCTCATACGAATACTTTTTCGACAAATACCTGTCGTCAAAGTTACGCAACGCCACAGCCAAAGCATTCTTAATACCCGACAAAGAATCCTGCAACATACGCGGGTCGTTCCCAAACCCGTTCTGCATCAAATCATCTTCCAACTGGCGCACAAAATTGGGGTCTTCGTCTAACTTCTCAGCGGCAACAGCAGTATTCTTAGTGACCTGACCCGTCCTAAGAACATTAATACGCTCAGCCAAATCCTCCTGAGCTTCCCGCAAAACGGCGGGGCTAATCTCAAAACGAGCCAACAACTTAGCCTCGGCAGAATTAGACCTGACCTTGCCAATAGCCTCAACAACACCAGTCCTCTGCAACACATTCTGTGAAGCATCCAAGAACTTAGCCATACGCTCAGGCTTCATGTTACGCAGCGAAGCAAACAACTCAGGTCCCAAAATGAACTCTGCGTTAGCCCGCTCCACACCAGCCAAATCAGCTAAACGAGCAACAGCAGCAGTAGCGCCCCGCAACACATTCTCTTCAGGCACAGGCATACCGAAGATGTCGGCCCGCTCTCCAGCCCTAGCACTAGCCACGTGACGTTCGTACAAAGGTCTAAACACCTTGCTAGTAATCTCATCTGCCGGGTCATCAAAACCGCCCAGCTTAGTAGCCTTGTCGATAAACTCCTGGAAAGTACCCTTTTTAAGAGTTATTGGACCAATCTTCTTAGCCGCCAAAGGAACATTTGACACGTCCACATTAGGTGACAACGTACTCAGCTCGTTAAGCCACTCATCAAATGAAAGCTCCCGCTCCGGGGCAAGTGTCGGAGACTCAATCTTCTCCAACTGCAAATCATTAATAAACGACTCCATCTTCCTACGCAAAGTAGGAGGCCGCTTACCAGTGCCCAACTTCAAAGTATTAACACTTGCCCGCAACCCAGAAGCCAAAGCCTTACTAGGCAACTCACCCTTAGCCAAAGCAGTAGAAATAATATCTTCAGCTTTTAAGGAAGCCTGTGCCGGGGCGGGGTTATTGTTAACCACGTCACCCACATTTTGAATCGGAGACGCATTTGCGCGTTCCGCATCAATAACCTCATCCACAGCCTTACCGCCGATTACAGCGCCCTTAGTAGCTTCAGCCACCTTGTCAGCACCCAGAGCGCTTTTAGCGGCCCCAGTAACCGCCTGGACCCCCTTAGCCCCCAACCCAATACCTTTAGCAATCCATGCTGCCGGCACCCACGCCAACGGGTCCAACACAACATCTCCGACAAAACCGACAGCACCCTTAACCACAGGGTTTACGTTGTTCTCGACATCAACATAGCCCGGCTTGTTGCGGCTAAATACGTCCTCGGTTTTTTCCAAAATGTCCGAAGTATAGTTTTTGTTCTCCCGAGTCTGAGATAACAAACCTGTAACAGGAGAAGCTGCTAAAGACCCTACAGCGCCCCAACGCTCTTGGTTAGCCTCAGTAATATTGCCTTGACGCTCCAACCTGTCGGCTTCTTCAAAACGAACAGGAATATCCAAAGCTTTATCAGCGATGTTAGTAACCGCGTAAAGAGGGCGGCTAATAAAATCTATAAGGCCCCCAAGAAAGCCCATCTCGGGCTCCTTAGGAGTACTCTGAATATCTACAGGCTCGCCTACAGGAAACCTAGTAGCTAGTCTTTCCCGGTATTGATTATAGTATTCGTTAAAACCAGGTATTTGGGGAGCTTCCGCCATTTAAAACTCCTACCATAGAGGCGTGTTCAACCAGTCCCAGAAACCGCCGCCAGAACTTCCCGCGGCAGCCGTAGCTGGTGCCTGTCCTGTAACTATAGCAGTTGCTTGGGCTTGGGCCTCAGTAAACGGCAGCCCCTCAGCTTCCATCAACCTGAACGTAGTGTCGACAATGTTTTGTTGAAGCCGTCTTTCCTGCTCGTACTCCCACTGAGCTGCATCGATACCGCGACCTTCAGCACCAGCCATCAACTGAGCTTGCTGATAAGCAGTAAGAGCATCCTGAGCACTACCGCCCCCACCAGCAGACATACGACCCTGCTCTTCCATAAGAAGAGAATCAGCCAAACGATTTTGCAAAGCAGCAAGAATAGCAGCGTTCATTTCAGTACCCTGTTGCTGTGCAACCTGAGCCATTTGAGACCCAAACCCAGAAGCCGCAGAACCAAAGCGTTCCGCAGCTGCCTGACCCCCAGCTTGGCCCTGCTCCAGCTGACTAATGGCCTCAGCCTGCGACAAAGCCATAGGATTTACGACAGCGGGAGCAGCCTCTTCAATACCAAGACGGGCAAGCTGGTCAGCCGCTTGCTGTTGAGCCGAACTGTAAGCATCACCAACGTTACCAATAGCGCTACCATACACATCACCAATACCTGTCGAAGCCCCACCATAAATGTCCTGGATACGGCCCACGTTGGCACCGGCTTCTTCACCCAAAGCGTTATACATCGCTTGAATCTGTGCGTTAAGGTCTTGTGCCTGGCTCATCAAGGCGTCCCTGTAAGCAGAAAAATCGGGCCCCGCTGGACCTGCCGGGCCAGTTGGACCTGGAACTGGTTGTGTCGACGTTAAGTCATTTACAAACGCGGAACCAGTGCCCTGATTGGCCGCCCTGCCCCGCAAATCCGCTGAGTTGGCGCGAGCTGTCTCCGTAATTGGATTCATTAAAGCATCTTGAGCTGCCTTTTCGGCACGAGCACGAGCTTCCCAGTCTTCAAGGGTAAAACTAGGAAAAATACTGGGCCAAGTAGGTGCCATAGGTTGTGTCGGAGTACCGTACTTATCGGCGGCCCACCCGTACCCCTGGTCAGCGGGGGCTTCAGTGCCGGGAGGCTGCTCAGTTCCTGGGGGTATAGCCCAGTTACCGCTCATCGGTTTAACGTTTCCGACACTTACAGCTCTATCTCTAGGAGCCATTAGAAACCTGCACCTCCCGCAGCCGCCATAGCAGCCCTCAACATAGCATCACGCTGAGCAGCCTGCTGGCGCTCCTGAGCCTGTGTACGCTGCTGAGCAACCTCAGTAGCCAAATCCTGACCAAACCTTCCACGAGCCGTTTCCATAGCATCCAGCTGCTTCTGCAGACGGTTCTGGAACTCACCAAAAGTTTTAGCAAAATCAGACGAACGCAAAGTACCGCGAGCCGCAAACTCGTCACGGGTACCGCGAGTACCACGGGCGGCAGCACTGTAAGGGTCATACTCACCTTCAATATCGAAGGCACCCGACACAGGGGCTACTGCAACCGCAGGTGCGCCTGCTTCGCCCTCAGCCGACAGTGCCGCTGTTTGGGGTTGGTCCAGTTGTTCCAGAACGTTGGGCATTGCTTGGAAGCCTTCTGCTGGGCGGTAACCGAGACCACGTAGTCCGGTCATAAAGTCTTGTCCGTAGCGTTCGCCTCGTGTGGTTGCTCCGGTTTCGAAGTCTTGGAGGGCGCGTTGAATGGAGGCGATTTGTGCGTTGTATGCTGAGTCCCGCCAGTTGAGTGGCTGGGGTGCTGAAGGCTGTTGTGACGGTGCAGGCGCGGGTGTCGGGGCGACGTTGCGACTACCCCCACTAGGAGCGGGTCTTTGCACAGCGTCAATTGCTCGTTGTGCCGCAGGGGGTGGAGTTCTGCCAATGTTGGCTTGAGCTGCCCGAAATGCTCTTTCTTCAGCACTCGGCTTACCGACAAGAGTTACGGATACCATTACTTACCCCCAATAAGGTTCGTAATAAATTCCACAATGTCAAAACGCTTACGGTCAGGACCAAAAAACGCATCATTAATATCCATAGCAGGCTTATTCATACCCTCACCAGGAACCGTGCTACCCATCTCCTCCGGCTGCATACGAGCCATGTACGCACGAATCATTGCGTCACGGTCACCACCAGCAGACGAAGGTCTGCGAGGAGGGGCATCGTAACTCTGCCGAGGCGAAGGAATATCGCCGCCGTAGTTCTTCATTTGACCAGGCATAATTATTCCTTAAGATGAAGTCTTACCGGGCATGGACGACAGACGGTTAATCATGGCCCGCTCACGAGCTTTCTTCTTCATTTCCTCGTCGTCCATCACAGCGTTCTTCTGCGGTGCCAGACGGTTACCCATAGTAGATTTGTCCCGGTACATTATGAAAGTCTCCTCAGTAAAGCATCTCGCCTTGCGGCTGCTTTAACGTCACGTTGTTTGTATCCGCCCTTATTAGTTACTTTACCAACAGTTGGCATGGGACGTCCACTCCCATAGTGCTTCTTTCCCGCAGCGTAAGCGTTAAATCCACCGCCCCCCTGGGCAGGCCCGCTGTATTCCTTACGAAACCTGTTCATTAGGTGATTTCCTTAGACACTGTTTGCTTCGAGTTGACATACGTCATCAATGAAAACAGTCTAACAGGCGCATCCGCGTTAGTACCTGTCGTCTCAAAAGACACGGTGAAGTAGATTTGCCGGAACCGTAGCGATTTCAGGAATTTAGTGAAGATACGACGGAATGTCGGGGCAATCTCAGTAACCGAGGTAGACACTGGGTCAGTACCCGTGTTGGGGGACTGCCACACAAACGACAACATTTCGTTCCAAGTGTTACTCAGCAGGGTTCCCCACTCAGTACTAAACGTTTGAGTAATAGGGTACGCGGTACCTACGACAGTGCCCTTAAACCTGGCATCCAAACCCCACCAAAACAGGCGCTTGTAGATAGAGCTGGCCTGGTAGTTAAAGTTTTTAGTTTGAATGTTGCATGTCATGGTCTCTGCCACGCCAGAAACGTAGTCGTCTGTGATTTGCAGTAGCGGGGCAACCCTGGAACCGCCAGCAGCTACCGCCGTGTTGCTGTGAGTCAAAACAATCGACTGGTCTAGGTTGTTGCTCAGGTACTCCATCTTGCACAAAGAACCGTAAGTGTCCGAAGACCAGGTAGTCCAAGCCCGTGTGCGGAGACTGTACACAAACATTTGGTCAAAATATGTGAAGATGATGCGGCGGTTAAACTCCGACACAGCATAGTTATTGTGAAGCCCCAGCGTGCTAGTCGAAGTAAACGGTGTTTTAACGTTAATCTGTGACGCCCGGCTGTTTGTAAACTCGTAAGCTTTTTCGTCATACATAAAGTAGATGTAGGACTCAAACTGGGTAATCGCATACCGCGAGTTCAACCCCACTGTCGGAAGAATTAGTGATACAACAGCAGCTGCTGGGTCAGTCGTGTACTGCAAACCAAACGTAGAATTGGTGCGGAAAATCAGCAGCGTGTTGAAGTACACAATAAGTTGGACAATGTTCTGACCGTCACCCGTACCGATGTCTACAAAATCGTTAGTTGCCTGCCACAGGCTAGGGTCGGCAAGAGTTCGAGACCTGTACAAGCGGGTACCCTGGTTTGTGCTGTCACGGCCTTCCGCAATCCACAAACGGCCCTTAAACGAAACAATACACTCGCCCTCAGGCATGTTCGCGTCAGCCACAAAACCACCCGCAACAGTCCAATACCCGCCAGGATTCGTAGACCCGACGGGAGCGGTCAGCCAAGCCTTGTCATCAAACTGTACAAACCCGGCAGCAGCAATAGTGTCAGTAATAAGAACCCAAACGGAACCGTTAAAGTAGTACGTTCTGGAATCCCCGTCACTGGCAAGCAAATACGACTCAGTTTGAGACACCTGAAAAGTACCCAAAAACTCAATATCGCCCGTTGCTGCAAGTGGAAAATCGATGCCTAAATCTTGGATGGGTGGGCGTGATTTCAGCGAACCGTCCAGGTCAAGCTCAAAGTTGTTGCAGACTGTCAGCTCGTTGTCTGCAATGGCGGTAGGGTCACTGAATGTGTTAAGGCCACCGACGAACGGGCCCACCTGTATTGGTGTACCGGGCATGGCCGCTCCTAGATAAGTTCGAACGTAATGTTAGTTTCGTACGTCATGGTGGCTGCCAGACGCTCCTGCTCCCCACGCTCTGCGACACTGGCACTGTACTCGGCCTGCTTTACAGCCATCAGCTCAGGGTTTTCGTCCATTTCGTAAGCCTTCATCAAAACAAAGTTCACGACGTCTGTAAAGCATTCGTTAGGCAGCGACAGCACATCTGTCGACACAGCAGTAACATCGGTAGGTTGTGCGTTGTACCGAATCGTCATTGTGTAATTTTTGTTCGGCTTAGGCCAGAAAGTTACGTCCCCGCCCCAGGCATACCAGAACTGGGGAGCC